GCACAGATGCTTTAGATCCAAGCACAGAATGAAGGCGTGCTTTCAATTCTTCATAAGTCTTGAATTGGTCAGGAGAAACAAACTCGGCAAGAGAATATTGCTTTTTCCAGATTGCTTCCAGAGCATCATCATCATCTAAAAGTGCCTCAGGACGGGCAAACTCACTAGAATCATAGTTGCGATAACCAGCAACATTCTTTGCCTTTAGTTTGAAGTTAGCACCTTGCCAGAAGTCAAACGGATCAATTGCTTCCTCATCTTCAAACTCAGGTTGCATTGCTGCAGTGAGTTTATCAAAGATTTTCTTACCATACTTGAAGAGAAAAACTTTACCTTCATTCTCAGGATTGGCAGGATCTTTTACCACATAGATGTTAGACATATAAGTTAGTTTACGCTTCTGCTTACGGGCAACTTCTTTGCCAGCATCGGTGCCATTATTCCACAGACCAGAGTTGTGCTCACACACAGGACACTTTTGATTTACAGTTGTTAGGCAAGTGTCGATCAACCAACCACCAGGACCTTGGAATGCGTGACTATAAACTTTCACAAAAGGAAGATCTTCACCATCAGGGGCAGGCAGGAAACGAATTACTGCATAACCATTGCCACTTTTGTCACAATCTAAACGCCAAACCCTATCATCGGAGGAACCTGACCCACCAGTATTCATTTTTTCTACTTCTTTCACCAGTTTTGCGGTGAGAGAACCAAGTTTAGATTGCTTTTTAAGGTCGGAAAAACCCATTTTGATACCTCGGATAAATTAGATTTGTTGGATTACTTGGATAGTATAACAGGGATTCCCTCAACCGTCAATATATTGTTTGAGAGATTGAATGGTCTTAGTCATACTACTGAATAGTATATTCATATCAGTCTCTGGTGGGAAACCCATCAGGGCAACTGATTTGCGAAGGTTCTCTTTCATCTCAACCGCTTTGGGGTCGTCAGAAAGAGATAACCTAGTATACATCACTCTTTGCTTTTCTAGCAAAGTTTCAAGTTTTTCAACGTGCTCCAGTTTGGTCTCACGGTCCATCATACCGAAAGACAGAATACTTCCGTAAATGCTTTCCTGTAACTGATTGATTTCTTTCAGTTCTTCTTGAATAATATCGGAGTCAAAAAAGTTACTCATCTATAATGTCCCGTAAAATGCGTTTGAACTGGAATATGTCAGTATTTATGAATGGGGTGTATTTTTTAATTTTTAAACTTACGGTTTCCCATACAGGGTCGTTAAGTTTCTTATCAAAACTTTTTGAGAAACCAAATATTTTGTCGTAGATGACTAATGTTTCTAGCGATAATTGCCCGCTTAGAAACTTTTTGAGGACTGGTGGATGCCCTTTGGAACAATTCAAGGCATCCTGCAATTTTGTCTCCGAGAACAATTCGTTGCTTTGCTCTTTGAATAAGTAAGTCAAACTCTGTTGCCTTCGCATCCATTCTGCGTAAGTTCTTTCGCCAGAATTTATAATTGATCCAATCCATAAATTACTCGGAGAATCTGCTGCTACAAAGTTTGATACAAGAAAATCCACAACTTCTTTGTCATTATACTTACGACTTGTTTTCTCGAACCAGTATTTGTCCTTCCTTTTGTTGAAAGAAGTTATACTAGCACGGGTCTTCGCACCGTATTTAAAGAAGTCGTATTTTGGGTTTGTGAAATGATTTTTAAGTGACAAATAATGTTGATAAGTTTCAAAAGGAGTCACAATCATAAAGGCAGTTTTGCGCTTGATGTTTTCTTCATAAAATTAAGACGAATGGCGTCCCATTTCAGTCTTTCTTTAAGAGGTTTTGAAATAAGTTTCGTTACTGAGTCGACTTCAAGATTATTGATATCACAATAGTGACAAATAGCATCAATATAATTTATATTTTCACTTGCTACAATGTGCTCTATTTCTAGAGCAAACTTGGAGGGTGTAAGAAACTTATTCTCTATAACTTGTTCTAGTTCTTTATTCTTTTCCATACTGTTCCAGTTTATCTCTAACAAACTCTCTAATGTATTCGGTGAGTAGTTTGATGTATTTTGTTTTGTCTCTTTCTTCATAGACGACGCATTCTCCATTTTCGCAAGCCATAATGATTACAAGTTTTTTAACTGGAATACCAGTCAGTTCGTAAAGCATACAACCATATGCCATACATTGAACGAAATAGTGTTCGATCCACTCTCGTGGTTTTGGTTTTTTAGAAGTCTTAAAGTCTATGATTGACAATTCGCCATCAAACTCTGCGATACAGTCAACAGTGCCAGCAATGCCTAGTTGCTTACTGTAAAGTGACCCTTCAAGAGCGTGAATATTATTTATACGATTGAGAGTTGACTTAGAAATCTTGAATAAGAAATCAGACAAAGGTTGAACTTCTGGAAGATCTCTATTGTACAAATAGTTTTCAACAAGTGTGTGCATATCAGTGCCACGACTTGTCGATTGACGAGTAATCTTATCTGCTTCTTCTTCACCAATCTTTTTTCGCCAGTTGACAAATATCTGGCGATTTTTATGACTGGTGACAGAGGTAATAGAAACAAGTTTGATTAATTCATCATTATCAGGAACTTTATAGTATCTTACCCCATCAATCGTTTCTCTCTCAAGTTGGGGTAAATTCAAATCAACGTGATTAAACATCAAAAACCTGCATCCATTTTTGCAATAATGAACTCTCGAACTAAACCAGATCTAACAATATCATCTATACCAAACTCAATTATATCAAAAGAAGGCATAGTGCGTAAAATTTTCATAAAATCAATTACACCATTTTTTTCATTTGTTTTTATAAGATCACTTTGAGTTGCATCTCCACAAAACATAATTTTACAGTTTTCACCAACACGAGTAATTATAGAACATAACTCGTGGAAATTTGCGTTCTGGAATTCATCAACAATAATAATAGCATTATCAAGAGTTGTGCCACGAAGGAATGATGTGGACCAAAACTTGATTGTTTCTTGTGACTTTAGATTTCCATAAAGCATTTCAAAGTCTGCATCAGAAGGCATCTGAAACATATACTTTACCATATTCTTATAAGGAATTTGGTAAATGTCTGCCTTATCATCGTGACTTCCAGGCAAAAATCCAATTTCACGAGTAGCAACTAGTGAGCGGACAATATAAACTCTTTCGTATGGACTTCTTTCATCTAATACATCTTTAATGGCATTAAAGAGTGTGATAAAAGTCTTACCAGTTCCAGCACAACCATAGGCAACCAAGTGCTTTTGCTCTTTGTAAGAATCAAATAACTTTCTTTGGTTGTCTGTAAGAGGTTCAATATCTACAAGATATTCTGAACTCAGTGGTTTTTTGCGCTTCATTTGACGAGTAGTAAGACCAACCCCGATTGGTTGCTCTGCTCTTTTTCTTCTTGCCATATTAGAGTTTCTTTACAGTTGACTTTGGTGCTTTACTTGCACGATCTAAAACTTCATTCCATCCAGGATTGCGATTAATCAGTTTATCCCTCCATTCTCCCACCTCTCCTGGAGATGGGCAAGTAGAAGGATCAGACCAGTCGCGGATCCATTCGGGATTGTCTTTTTTCCACTGATCCCAGTCGTGGATACTCATTTCCACTTCTTTCTGTTCACCAGTTTGTTTATGAATAATCGGATATGTTGCCATAAAGTTACAAATTCAAGATAATTTATTTAGATCCACTCCAGTGCTTCTGCTACGGTTGGGAATTGTTCAGAAAACACTCTCTTACATTCTAGAGCAATATCCATATGCTCTTTCTGAGTTCCATTTGCAGATCGCAGATTGATATAATGTATCCATGACCTGCAAGAGCCACTCATATAGATGCGTGTGGGCGTTGCCAGGGGCAGCACAAACCTTGCACACTCCTTTGCCACATCATGAGCAAGAAGTTCCTTATAGAGGCGCATACCCTCCGCAAAATGCTCTTGAATTTTACTTTGGAGGGTTAGTTTTTCGTATTCACCAATATCATCAATAGAATTCTGACGATTTTTATTGTCCTGGCGACGAAGATCTGGAACAGGAATATAATCTGCTAACAAAGAAGAATCTGCATACCGTTGTGAAAATTCCTGATATGTAAACGAACGGTGACGTAAAATCTGAGCCGCGATACCACGATTTGTTTCAATTTCCAATGTCATAAATGCCTGCTCAAAAACAGACCAATGATTATGCTTAATACAATAAGCAAGCAACTTGGAATAGTTTTCGTTGTCTTGATTCGCAGGATTGCTAACTCTAGCAACATATGCCATTGTCTTTTCTGCATCGGGAGTAACACTGATGAGTTTTACTGTCATTTCTTTCCAAATCCTTTTGATGTTTGTGCTTCTAACTCTTTGATTTGTTCTTTTACAGCACGAAGTTGTGCTTTCATTTCCTGAATTTTGTCATCATTATAAAGATGGTCTTGTTTAATTAACCTTTCAAGAAGTTTTACAAGTTTCTTTGCTCTTGATGTTTCAGTCATCTAAATCAGAATCCTCAAATATTTCGTCGTAATCTAAAAGTGGTCTTTTTCTCACATCTGATTCTATATGTTTGTAAGCAGAAACATCAGAATATACTTCTGCTTTCAGAGAATCAACCAACAGTTCAAGATTACGGACGATGAGTTTTAGTTTTTCTTTGTCCATAAGATACCATTCTCTCTCAGAATTTTAGCATAAAAAAAGGAAGGGATCAACCCTTCCTGTTAAATATTGGTTCTATATTTAAAACCTGATCAAACCACTCTCGGAGATGTATTCGATAACAAGACCAATATTTACACCCTCTATATGTTAGTTGGTAGCAAGCAGGTGGTCTGTTGTCTTTGTCTACATCATCCCAATGGTAATGATAATCCATTACTTATACAACCACTGAATATATGCAGATAACAGAATAGTTGTTAATGCAATTCCAGCAGTGGTAGAAATGAGTAGTTGTGCCATCATTTTGCACCAATTAATTGTGCTAATTGTGCTTGGTGACGACGATCTTCTTTTTGCTTCTTCTCTTTAATGAGTTGAAGTACATTGAGTTTCTTCATCACTTGTGACCCTCCTTAGTAAACTTAACACCACGATAGGTTTCGTTGTACTGTTGAGGTTGTTGCATCATTTGTTGCTGATACTCAAGACGCTTTTGAGTATCATATTCGATTCCACGATAAACTACCTTTGCCATTTTTTGCTCCAAAGAAATGAGATTTTTAGGCCCCGTTCCTTCAGGCGGTTTGCGTCCCATTGGGATGAACGATCCGTTCCGCCGTCCTACTTGCGTCAGAGTTTCCTCTGATGAACGTAAGGTCATTATAGACCCTGTATTAATATTTAGCAAGTCTGAATGTAACTTTTGTTACAATTTTTAAAAATCTTAAGAGGCAAAAAAATTGCCGGGATTTTTTTCCCGGCATCTGTGAATTCACTTTCGCTTTTTCTTTTCGGGTGACTTATATCCCCAAAGTTTTGGATTAATTCTACCATATCCAAAGTCAATACTCTTTAGATTCTCACGAAACTTATCCCAATACATATCAAATAACTTAATTCTCCCACCACGAGTAAGATCAAAACAAATCTTATCATTAGTCATATATTTAACAATATAAGCATCATTAGGAGAATCTTTAGTACATACTTCAGCATAAGATCCATCTTGAATCAGAATCTCACAACCATATTTTGATTTACAGGTTTCTTTTTCTGCTGGTGTCCAGGAATCCATATGCTTTTCGGTGTGTTGTGCTCTTTCAATTACATCACGAAGTTTACTCACGAACGTCCTCCCCAATGAATATCAGGATACGCCTGTGAAACAATCTCTTTCGTAATCTTATATTTTGTTTCAAGTTTTTTATCCTTACAAAGACATATAATTTCTGCTTCTAAAGGATGAAGTCCTTCTAAGACATTAATAAACATTGTTTCCCTTCGCATTGAACTTAATCCATCATTACCACCCTTTACAAAATTAAAGAATTTAGTATACTCTTTTCTAATAGAAGATCTTCCTTGATCTTGAGAACCAAGAGAATTAGTATTAATCTCCTCCATCTTAGAAACAGCATCTGTAATTTTTCCGCTTAGAGTTCCTGAGAAAGAATTTTGTTCGTTTAATCCAGAATATGGGACTTCCCCCTCTGGAAGATTAGAAATTACACTTTCATCAAAATTCCAAACAAAAATTACTTTCAAAGATGGATGTTCATACTTTTTTAGAACTTCCACTTTTTTTGAATTTGATCTTTGTTTTGAAGCAAGTTGAAGAATTTCAAAAATAAAAGGATTTGAAGGTAGTTCAATACTTGTTTCTGTTGATTTAGTTGTTATAACTTTAGATTTCGTCGTCTTCTTCTGTGTCGTCGTAGTCATGATAGTTCTCAAAATTAAATGCAATTACCTCATCTGGAATTAAATTTCCTTGATTGTCAAACATTTCGGGATGAGGTCTTGGAATTTCCCGATAGTTCATCATATATTCTCTAGCAACCCATCCACCTATAATCCCCACTATAAGAAACAAAACGGTTAAAAATGAACCGAATACTAGACTAACTGCTAACATTTTTTTCTCCGGGAAACTACTATTTTTTCCTAATTTTAAAGGAAAATTCAAAATAAATGGTTACTTCCCGTTTTAGAAAGCAAACCATCTTTTCGAAGATGATATGGAAAGGATAAGTTTGCTTTCTTTTACCTCCATTAAGAATAAGTTCAACTCCACGATTTTTGTGGTTTGAATTATTTATGATTGTATTAGACAATTTGATTTTCTTTTAAGAATTTAACAGTATCATTACAACCACCAAGTTTTTTATCATTACAAATTACTTGAGGGAATGTAGATCCTTTACCAAATTCCGCATAAAATTCATCTTTGGTAAAATGTTCTCCAAGATTATAAACGACAAAGCTATTTCCTGTCAACTCTAATACTTGTTTAATTTTATAGCAATAAGGACAGTCGTTTTTTGAATATACAGTAAAATTCATAATTGTTTATTATAATTTATAAAGTTTTTATAAAATGATATTTAGTGATTTGATTAAATTAATGATTATACTTACATGCTTTAAAAAAATACCATTATCTAACCCACGAAGGAGTATCATCAGTATCAAAGAAGAAAATATGAAAGAGTCTTGATGTTTCTTTAGTGAATCCAAAATATTTTGATGCAGCATGTGGACAATGACCATCCCAAATTATTAATCTGTTAAAGACATTTCCAACTTTATCAATCTCATCCCAAGGAGTTCCATCTAAGTATAAACCTGTAGGTGCAGTATCTTTCCACGCTTCCCAAATATTAGGATCGCTACAATGTCTAGCTCCTGTTCTTTTATGCCTTAATAAAGATGTTCCCGCTTCATGTGGAGCATCTGGAGTTAGATATATAACTGCTGCCCATTGCTGAGCATCTCCGTGATAAACAATTGCATCCTCTGCAGTGCAGTATTGAAATCTACCACACATACCATAAGTTTCTGTCCAACGAGTAATCTTTTTTCCTAAAAGTTGTTCAAACTTTTCTTTTGTTCCTGGAAAGACATGAGGTTCATGAGTTCTTCTTCCCCTGTGATAATCACTTTCTTCATACTCCAAACTAAGAGCATAATCTCTTACAGAATATGGATCTTCGTAAAAATTCTCACAAACAATAATTGAAGTTTTCGGTTCTTTTGAAACTGAAAGTTTATAACTTGGGTTTTCAGATAAGAAAAATTCTCTCATTCTTGGAGTCTCAATCATTATTTGGGGGAGATTTTCAATAGGATATTTCTTCAAAATATAATTCACATTTCCACATGGTGGTATAGATCCTGCAGAGTAAGTCTTTGATAGGTTTTCATTTTCATACCTAGAGTTAGATAAGAATGGAAGATTATCATTATAATGTGCAAATGATTTTGCCTTAATAGATTTCCTTTTAGAATCACCCATCCAAGAGAAGTGCCATCCCAGTTCATCAATTTCTTTTCCATCCGAATTAATCATATAAAGAATATAAAATTCGGATGGAACTTCTTTATCAGACCTCATACGAATTGGTGTTGTTTTTTTAAAAACTGATCTATTCGTAGCGAACATACCCCAATAAACTGGGTTCCCAGTATTCCTATCGTACACTCTTAAGTCTGCTCGACCTTCATGATAAGATAATGGAATTGTAACATATCCATTTGGATGATTCAAGAGAGTATTTTTAATATCCTTAATGTAAATTGGATTTATAATTTCATCACTATCACTATGAATGATCATACAATCATCATCATAATCATCCAATACCTGAAGAAGTGCATCTTTTTGCATTCGTTCTCTAACTCTTGCTCTCAGAGAATTAATATCTTGGTCATTACCATCATAACAATTTAAACGATCTATTTCTTCCACGACAAGATGTTCTTCATCAGGAATATCAAGATCAATAATACGAATTTTTTCTTCTGGTAAGTTATAATATTTTATTGCATCTCTAAGTCCTGGTTTAGTAGGAATTCCACTATGAGTCTTATTTGATTCACAAATAATAAATTGATCAACATGATCTTTTAACAAATTAACTCTCAGGTCTAAAAGTTCTCTACCAGTTTCATCAAAGTATGGGAAGTAATCAATAATTTTAATCATAGTTGTCAACTCTTTAATTGATTTTTTGTGTCCTTTTTCTTTCCACCAATTAAGAGCAATTCTGTAAGATTCAAAATGCCCTGGTTTTTGCTTCTCTTTATAAAAATCTGGATTGTTTAAGAAGAATGTAGCAGGAAAATTTACATCCTCCGCTAAGATAGGAAGAGCATATACATTACCAATTCCTCTTAGAAGCAGACTTTCAGCATAAGGATATCTGTGAAAGTCTGGAAAGAAATCATATCCTTTATAATAATATGGTTCAGGATCTTGAATCTTCATGATAATTCTATCATGGCGATAATAAGTATCTAAAAGTTTCTTAGCGTACTCTCTCTTCACTAAAAACGCTTGAATACCCCAGAAGTACCATCTTCTTTTCTGAAGACGAATCAATTCCTCATGGAAAGTATCTCCAGTGTATGTTAACTGAACACATTCCCAATCACTTGGGAGATGCTCCATTAGATCTTCCCAAGTAAAGTTCCAATACTTTACTGGGTGTAAAGATAAATCATCTTCGCAGAACAAAGCATACTCTTCAGTGGTGTTATCATACCAATTTTTAATGTTCTTAAGATGAGCAACAAAAATAGATTTGTTTCCATCACAAGATTTGTCTTCAAATCCTTCTTCAAATTCTAAAGTTTCTTTTACATCTCCAAATCTTTCAGAGATATAAAAACTGATTTTATCTTCTACACCATATTTTTTGAACTGGTTAACAAAGAACTCTCTTCTTTCTTTAGATTCTTCTAGACTTATGCAATGGATACTGGGAATACCTTGTAACTTATTCTCATCACTTAAATCGGATGGGAGTTGGAAGCACCAATCATATTCGTGCAATGAATTTCTTTCAATGTATCCCATTTCAAGAAACATCTTTCGAATCTGTTCTTTATGTTTTCCCAGGTGCAAGTGTTCAAATTCGACTCTTTTGATCTTGTATTTTTTCCAATCAAAGGAGAGTAGTAATTCAGCATCAATACCCTCAACATCTAATAAAAGCCAATCAAGTTCTTTAATTTGATATTTTTCAAATAAATCTTCCATTGTAATACAAGGAACAGTAAAAGATTTAATTTCACCATCTTTAAGGTATGGAACAAACTCCATATGCTTATAAATGTGTTCTATATTACAAGAAGCAATTCCATATTGAGGGGCATCATTGGTATGATAATAAATTGTTAATTCTTTATTAGGATTATCTGGAACTTTTACTGCAATGTTTTCTATGATGGCATTTGGATAATCCTTATAACATTCTTTTAATCTAGGAATATGAATTTGATTTGCCTCAACAAAAAGTGCAAAATCTAAGCTAGATAAATTACTTTTGATATAATCCGCTAGTTCATCATCACCATAATTAGATCCTATTTGAACTATAGATTGAATAGATTTATCCCTAAGAAGTTTTCCAAAAATAGACCTTATTTTCTCCATTCTAGTGCTCCACTATTCTAAAATATATTTTTGTTTTTCAATTAAAATTTCAGGTTGTTCCAATAAAGATTTACAATATGAAGGAATAAATCCCCAATGATAGTTTTGGGGATCTCTGTAAGAATAAACAAAGACATCACAAGTTTCCTTAATATTGTTTATATTTGAAACTGCAATAAATTTTATATTTTTTTCTGAATCTGCATCATTGATAATATAATCATATTCCCAAAGATCTTCTCTTTTTTCTCCAAAGAAAAACACTACAGATAAAGTCATACAGGTTTTACTCCATTTTCACAGAAGCGGCACATATCAAAACAAGACTGTGGTTTAGGTACAATCTCTTCATAGGATTGTTCAAAAAGATTTCCAATAATAAACTTCAAACTATAGTCCATACAGCACAGAGAAACATCTCCATTAGGTAGCATAATGTTGTGATACAAATGTTCATCACACCCACAAGTTCTTGGTTCTTCACCATGATATATTGATTTGTATTCTTGTTGAAGGTTAAGAAGTTCTGGTTTTAACATTGCTTCTCCAACCAAATTACCTGCTCTAGACCAGAATGCTGGAACAACTGCTTCTGGGAAAAGATGTTTAACATCATTATGAACCGTACCCATCGCCATAGTATAAAATCCTTGAATTTCATGATGAACTTCTTTAAATGCTTCAATAACTTCAATGTAGTTTTTAGTGATGGGATGCTTTGCTCGTCTCTCATTGTCTGGAAGATGAAGAACAAATCTACCATTGGGACCTAGATTATAAGGAATGTTTTTAATTCGATATACATCTTCGACTTTCATTCCAATGCCAGTAGTAAATACTGCGATTGGATGCCCCTTTTCATGAGCATATAATAGCATATCTGTACAATCTTTGTTCAACCATGGTTCAGTGAATCCAGCAAATGTTACTCTCACATTTTGTGGAAGTTTATCAACTGCTCTTTTAAAATTGTCTAAGGTAAGATACCTTTCTTCATCAACATAAGATCTCTCAAGAATTCTTTGAGGGCAATATACACAATCAACTACACACCCCTTCTTTGGAATTGATGTAGTAAACTCCATGGTTGGCCAAGGAGTCATATTCCAAAATTTATCTTCCATTTTTTCATAATCAATGTAGATCATAAAATTTCCATAATATGCATTTTCTCTATCCCAATAATCTTTAAAAATCTGTAGATAGTTATCATCAAAAATATGTTCAGTAACATCTACATCATTAAATCTTTCATATACGTGGAATTTTTTAGTTCCTTTAAGTGGTAAAAGATAATTATCCCTAAAAATTTTAAATCGTTCAATAGTATTATCCCATAATGATTCTGAAATATGAAACTCAATTGCTATATTTTTAACAGTATTGAAAATTAAATCTTTATTTTCTTCTGTGAAAATAAAATATTCTCCTCCTTCACAATCACATTTAAATAAATTAATTTGAGTAATATTATTTTCTTCTATAATATTTTTAAATGTTGTCGTATTAACCGTATTACCTTCATGTTCATACACATAAACATTTTTATTTGGAATTAACTTATTTTCTTCTACATTACTATCAATCAATTTATTAATTACAGTAACTGGTTTTTCTTTTGTATTATTAATTAATGCCTTAATAATTTTATTGGAAGGTTCTATTGCATAAACATGTTTAACATTCTTATCCAATACTGAACAAGTAAAACTACCACAATTTGCACCTATATCTAGAATAATATCATTTTCTTTGACTGAATAATGTTTTTCGTAAATGTGATCTATGAAGTTTTCCCTATTAAAAAGGTATAGATATTCATAATCCATATCTCCCCAATCAAAGTTATCACATAGCATATATTTTGCAGCATTTTGTGGTTCATCAGTGATAGAAGTCATTTTTTTTACAATTCTACTATCAACCAAATCTGGATGAACCCACCAATCTTCAAATGCAGACTCATCATCTTCAGCAACATTTGTAACCACGAGTTGATATCCCATCTTAGTAAGATACTCTCTCGACTTATCTCTATAAGACTCTGATACATCAACATAATGATCATGCTCATAAGTGATTACCCGAAACTTATACTCATCAAAAGGAATTGAAAGTAATGCTTCGTAAGTATTTGCCGATGGTTCAATATCAAGTTGCAAATAATCAATGACTGTTTCAGAATTAAAATATTCTTTAATTAGTTTTGAGTAATTAATCAGTAGAGCATTTGCATGTAAGACATTTGCATTAGGTCTATGTTGTTTGTAATCATTTACACAAATTTCATTAAACTCAATTGATACTCCTTTCCACCCAAAATCTTTTTCCAACAATGCTGTGTTGTTTTTATGGTAGGGAAATCCACCACCGATTTCAAGATACGTTCCATTTCTTTTACCATCTAGTATCGACAAAACAAACATGTCTTGGAATACTTGTGAGAAATTATTCTCAATATATCTAGATCTTCTAAATTTATATCTTAATTTTGGATAATCATTTTTATGATATGTTCTAAACTTATAGTTCGAACCATGGGCACCTAAAGAACTTAATTTTTCTTGTAAATAATTTCTGTGTTCTTCAGTCATCATAGAAGAATACTCCTTTTTAAGTTTAAAAAATAATTTGCGAGATTCTTCACATAACCCACAAGGATATGCTGCTTCCGCTTTTCCCATAATAAGAGAGTAAAAACCAGGATACTCAACATCTATATCCAAAGGTTCTTGATTGTCATTACAAATACCTTCACCAATAGAAAAGAGTAAGTATGCTTCGTGATGGTTTTGTTCTATTAAGTAAAAATTACCCAACAAATAATATGCTTCTGGTCTTTCTGGACAAGTCGTAAGAGCATTTTGAAGTAGACTTTTTACTGTAAAATTTCTAGTTCCCTGAGATTTAAAACAGTTTGCAGCAGACAACAAGCACTGATACTGCATTATCTTTTCGTCACTTCTCTCAGCAGTTCTGAGATAATAAGAAAGTGCAGATGCTGTTTGACCTATAGAATGGTAATGAACAGCAAGATTAAAATTACTAATTGGATCTTCCGAATCATCTATAAACTTATACAATAAATCAGTCAATGAATAATTATCCATTTAAAACCTCCATAATTGTTCTCTCAGGAAACTTAAGCAAATATGCAGCATTATCTTGAAATCCAAAGGTCATTAAAAAGTCATCTCCCCTTTGGCTAAGACCAATACAAAACTCTACATGTCCAGACATCAAGGAAAATTCCTTTGACCATTGTATTAAATTGAAATCTCTATCCCAAATAATAATTCTATGGTAATAAACAGCATCTTTTCTTCCAACTTCACTATTAAAAAGATCTACCTCATGAGTTATTGCTATGTAATAACCTCTCCAGGGAATAACTTGAGAACCTCCTCTTAGATCTCTAGGAAGATCATTCCATTGACCTAAAGAAATAGTTTTAGATTGCCCTGTTTCTGGATTTACTTCTACAACTTCTGTTGGATTACTCCATTTTACATAATGATATGGTCTATCAAGAATTGGCATCCAATTTTTTTCACAATAAGAATTAGGATCATTTGGTGGAGGAATTCTAAATCTATCTACTTCTACAACAGAATCTTCACGAACTTCAATTTCACAAAGTTCCATTCTTCCTGTTCCAATTGTATCAAGATCTCTTCTTACTCCAGAAATATATAATTTTCCATTCCATCTAAAAATTCTTGCATCTTCAAGACCTACAAAATCCCAAAGTTCTTTATCAGGAAATTTGGAAGTATCAATTTTATTGTAACGAGTAATATTAAAGTCTTCATCAAGTTCACAATAATAATTTATGGTCCTTAGATGCATATCATTTTCAGGATGCACATAAGTCAATGGACCCCATTGATGTTGAAAAAGTTTTTTTTCGGAGTGATAAAACGTATAATTAACGTGTCTTAAAACTAGAATTATTTTATCTCCATCTAAAAAAATAGATGGATTCATAATTCCAGTTCCATTTGTCAATTCGGAAGGAATAACTAGTGGATGAATAGAACCACCATTTTCCAATGCAAGTTTTACAAAATTACACATATTTTTATAAAATGATTAAAAAAGATATTAGTTTAATTCAAAAATTGATTTTAGAATTTTTTTGTTTTTTAGTAAGATAAGATATTCCATTTAAATTAACTTCATAGTTTTAATGACATATTAATGCATATTGATTATATTGTCTAGTATTACCCATCAATAAGTTTTATTTTTATTTCTTTATCATCATTATTAGGATAATTATCCCTTAGGAATATATTTTTACATCTCTATATTTGGAACCGGATCGTTCATCAATTTGTGCCTTTAATTGTGCTCTTTTATCATTAGTAATATATACACTTCTAGCAAGCTCAATAAATTCTTCATCAAATTCTTGAATGGTTTCTTTTTCTCTTAATCTTTCTTCAATATTCCACAATTCCATATTTATTGATCTCATCTCGTCCCATTCTATTCCCTCTATATAACTATTAATTTGATCCCTAATTTCATATAATTTGCGTAGTTCTTTTATCACATATTCATTTTGACTATGGTTGGCTTTTATTTCAAGAATTGTCACTCTATCTACAAATTGCCCTGGTGAGATTGGTACTAATAATTCCATAAGATTTCTCCAAAATATTTCAACTAAAAAAATTGTTTTTAATATTATTTAAAACAGTTTCATTTTTACAAACAACGCCAAGTCCATATGAATTGTCAAAATTAAATTTTGGAAGTTTTATTTCTTCAAAATATTTTTTAACTCCATATGTTTTTCCATTATACTCTTCAACTGAAGTATCATGCATTAAAATTACTCCATCGTCACTTACAAAATTAATCCAGGTTTCAAAATCTCTCTTAATATCTTCATAATGGTGACTTCCATCAATATGGAGAATATCAATAGTTTTGTTCCATGTCTTTGATACTTCATCAAAAGTACCTTCTATAAATGTCAAGTTATCTTGAAGGTGTAATTTTTCTCTTTTATTCATTACAAAATCATATTTAAATTTATTATGATCTGTTCCTATAAAATCATCTCCAATAAAATTATCAATTCCATAAACATGCCCAATTCTTGGAATGGCAAAACAAAAAGTAGAAAATCCATGATCAACTCCAAGATCCACAATAACTTTTGGTTTAATGAATCTAACTAACCAGTCTGCAAAATTTCGATGACCTGCCCAAGAACTGGTCGAAATATCATCAAGGTTAGTCAAAAATAGTTGATCGATTGCATCAAATCTTTCTTTAATTCTTAATGTTTCTGTAGAAAATGCTGAAGCAAATACAATGATGTTTGGGTTCATTGTAAGTTTTCCAATTTCAAGTAAATGTAAAAATGCTTTGCCAGTCAGATCACTATTAATATTTAGTGACTCACTTAAAGCATGAATTGAATAATTACAAGCCTGTTGAATATTTTGAGATTCAAATACCATGGCAATACTAGTCATAATGAATACTTCAACTCTAATTGGATCAAAATATGGTTTAGAAATATTGAGATACTCTTTTCCAAGTTGAATTGATTTACTATAATTGTTCACATCATAATAATGTTTAAATATGAACCAAAGATAATAAGTATTTTCTGGATTATTTTTGTATTCTCTTTCACATATTGAAAGATAAAAAAGTTGTTTATCAATACTTGGTTCTATATTTTTTGTAATTTTAATTGTTGTATCTACTGTAACTTCTTCAGAATGAAATTCAGTAGGGATAAACATTGGAGTTTCATGAACTGCATTTATCCAAGAATAATTTTTTGTTCTATGAAGACGAATATGCGATGCTTGTCCAACTGTGGGTTCTTGATCTTCAATTTTGTCATAACGTATGTGCTTAAATGCAGTAAAATCATTACATATTACATATAATCCTTGAATAAAAAGATCATCAATATCTTCATTAAAATCAAGTGAAAATGCCCAATCAGTTTTCACATAAGAAAGTGCTTTATTTCTTGCTTTTGAAAAATCAAACTCTTCACGAGTCTGTGGATGCTCGTACACTTCAATGCCAGCATCTTTAAGTAGTTGAACTGTATTATCTGTACTCCCAGTATCAACTACAATTGCATCATCAAACTTCTTTGCATTTTTAAGAAACCTTTCAATATTTTTTTCTTCGTTCTTTGCTATTGCGTATAATGTTACTTTCATAAGTAAGTTCTCCAATCAATACAGGGTGATAAAAATTGCGAATGGCAGTGTGTAGAATAACCAGGAATACTTGAAATTAAATTTCTTCCTCTCTTATGTAGTTCGATAAATTTACCATGGTCTGCAGAGGGTTCAAATCCTGTTGAGAAATGTCTATGAATTTCTTGGTCTTCTTTGAGTGTTTTAAATTTAACAGCAAAGGTATTTGTTGTTGAAGGAGTTGGCATCCAATGAGAATATTTTGTTGCTAGAACTTTAGTCATAAAGTCCTTATACATCTCCTGATACTTATCTCCGTGGTCGTACAAGGTTGCATACTGAACTGGAAGAGTAAATGCATCTATGAGAACTCTATCCCATTCTGGACGATGTACATAATCATCCTCAAGAAAATAGATGATTGTATCATCATCAAAGTCTTGTGAAAGAATATAATTTAAAGTTTCTATAAAACTTAATGACTCTTTTCCACTATTAATTTTAACTGCTTCTTCATCTTTAAGAAAAGTACCTTCTTGTTTTCCATAATACTCATCAAAAATAATTGTATAGTTAGTGGTTTTAGGATTAAGTGTATTCTTAAAATTTAGAAATACCTTTTCTTTATTCCACCATTTGGGACGATTTGTACTAGAGATATTTACTTTGGATGTGTAACAATGCCTTAAAAATACTTCAATTTTTTTCATTTATTTTTCTTAGATAAATTTATAATATTTGTTTAAATGCACTCATTTCATATATTAAATTTTGAATATATTTTTACATTTTCTTTGCCGATTATATCATTTGGATTTTTAGAAATACTAGAAAGGTTAGGACGTATATCATGAAGTCCTCGTAATCCCCACTTTTCGTCTTTATCTTCTTTACAATAATTTTTGATGTTATTAAAATCATTTAAATGTAAAGGTACTTCTAAAAAATTATAAATTTTATCCAATTCTTTTTGTGTATTTTTAATTAAAGAATTATATTCTACTAGATGTATCCAATTAGGATATTTATTTATAGCATAAATCATAGATTCATAAGATAAGGATACATAATATCTCCAGATGTATTCTGTACGATTATTATTTGTAATTGGTAGATTGTCTTTTCTTAAATGTTCATCTATAAAATTATCTTCGTAATTATTTTTTTCTATTAGAGAAATATAAGAAGTAATGACTTCTGGTATAGGTCGATAAGTTAATATAATTTTGGGAGAATTGGAAAGAAAAGTTTGAACCGTGTCTAAATTTTTACCCCAAAATCTGTGCTTGTCTAATACTATGGGTTTTTCAATATGATTGTAAAAATTTGATAAAATAGATTTATATACATTAAAAGAAATTTGTTCTCTATCAAAAGTATATTGGATATCATATTCGTTAAAACATTTTTCAATATCTGTAACTAATTTACCAAGGGGAGAAGTTGATGTAGCGTGAATATCTGGATGCTGACTCAAAAGAGACCCCAATAAAGTGGATCCACTTCTAGGAACTCCACCAAGAAAATATAATTTTTTCATAATATAGACTTTATTGTACAAAAATTACAGGTGTATTCATTTTTTCACTCCACTCTTTAAAATATTGTATATACTTTTGATCTATTTTTTTATTATTTATTGGTAAAATTTTTAAATACTGCCCATATTCATTTTTTTCTACTGAAACCAAAGCATTGCATTTGTCTGGTCTCATATCTTCTGCTAGTAAATTTTGAGACCATGCACATTGATAATTCCTACAGGTTTCTGGACGTGCTTTATATACACCACATCCAGAACATTCTAAAAATTTACAAGACTTACCTTGTCCAAATTCCCAATGAAACGCATTTCCAACTAACCAAGTACAACAAGCAGTACATTCTCCACATTCTCTCATAAGTATTCTACTTCCTCAAAATAATGAGTATATGGTTCATAATCTTTGATATTTTTTTTAAGTGGGATTGGGTGATTTTCAGCAACATAATCATCTTCTGTGTATTCCATGAATGATTTTGCCTTTACATTTCTATTAGTACCTATCCAAAACTCTCTATCAAATCTATAGTTGCTAGTTAAGTAATCATGATTTAAAGTTTTAATATAAGATGCATTTGCCCACCAAAAATTGCCACAATAACATCCATATCCATCATTGTTAGTCATTGAACCATCGCTCCACAATGTTTGACCCAATGGTTTAAATGTCTGTCCAACGCAATCATATTCATCCAAGTAATTAATACATTGTTTCCATTTATCTATCACAAAATATTCCATCATTAATCTCCAAGAACTTGCAATGAGAGTTTTTTTACTTGTTCCTTTTGTATGAAAATATAAAATTTTATAGTTCGGATTGTTGTATGAAAATTTTTTAACTGAGATTAAAGTTTCAGTTTCTTCTTTCCAGTTTTTATTATAAACTACATTTGCTTTTTCTGGGATATTAAAAATTTGTCGATCTCCATTAATTCCAATATGAACATAATCTGCATTATTGAGCAATCCAGAGGAATGTAATCTATGCATCTGAGATTGATATATTAAATCAGAAATTTCATTTTGAAGCACATGATAAAAAATTGCTATTTTCATACTTGATTTAATAATTTATATAATCTTTTTCTCTAAAATAATAAGAATAATTATTAAAGTTAGAAGGATCCGAATCAAAATCTAAATTATTATATAAAGTCTTTGGATAACAACTATCACTATCTCCAATCCATCTCTCTTTTTCCATTCTACATTCAGATTCTACATATCTAGATTTTAAGATATTTATATATGATGCATTTGCCCACCAAAAATTTCCCATATAAGCGTATGTTTTATCATTTTCAATTAAAGTACCATCAGAAAAAATACTTGGTCCAATAGTTCCTAAGTGACAACCAACACAAGTGTATCTTTCAAGATATTTTATACACTCTTGCCATTTATCAATTGTAAAATACTCCATCATTAATCTCCAAGAATGAACAGATAATTCACTTTTAGTTGCTCCTTTTGTATGAAAATAAAGAATTTTATATTCTGGATTGTTCTTACAAAATTCTCTCAAATCTAACAAAGTTTCTTTTTCTGTTCCCCAATTTTGTTTTTTGTTATATTTAACTTTCACTTTTTCTGGGATATTGAAAAGTTCTTGATCTCCATTCACTCCAAAATGAATGTAATCTGCTGCTTCAATAATACCTGATGTATATAAACGATGAACTTGTTGCTGATAAACGAAGGCACCTAAACCCATTTGTGCTATGTGATAAAAAATTGCTATTTTCATGTACTATAGGTTCCTCCATTTTCTCCTTTCATTCCTTTCACTAGAGTAAGTCCAAGATTATAAGTATCTATTATTTTCTTTTTATCAATAAAACGATATAAAGAATGTTCTATATCTGTTCCTGCAGTAAATTGTATCATTTTTTCCATATAAAAAAATGATTTTTCAAGTGCTTGTACTGTTTCATTAAATAAAATTCTATCAAAAGACCATAATCCGGTCACCATCATTCCCTTTGCTCCATACAGATAAGCATAAACATTCTCTAATGATTTTTCATTAAGATTATTTTCTTCTTGGGTAAGATAATCATATTTTTTAATTACATATTTATTTTCTAACAATTTACTCTCATAATCTTTTATATCAAAATCATCATTCAACAAATATCTTCCAGTCAATTTAAAAACTCTTTGACTATCACTAAACAAATTATTTTTTTCAATCTCATAAAGAGTATTAAGTAATCCTCTAGTTTCCAATAAAGACTTTCCATAAGTAATCAATTCTGGTCTTGCAGAAATATTTTCATATAATTGTTTTAGAGTTTGTTCATCATAAAATTCTAAAAATAAATCACACTCTTTTCTTAAAATTTCTTTGTATTTTTCATCAATAGAGTAAGCGGAACACTCAAATAAAACGATATAAGAATTAGGAACTTTATTTCTAACAGATTCAATAGTTTTCAATGTTTGATTAAATCTCTGTTCTTCGTCATAAGCACTAAATTTTTCTTGTTGAAAATGTTTAAGTGCTGATCCAATTAAAAATAAAAATTTCATAATTCAATGTCCTCGTTTTTTAAATAATCCGTATTGAAACTTATCACAATTCTTTGTTCCTGTTCTTCTTTTGTATAATGATTCATATCACTTGGAAAAATAACCAATAATCCAGGATAAGGTTCTACTTTTGTATCTGGAAAAATCAAAGGAGTTTTTCCAGAAAAATAAAATGCCCCACTTACAATACTTTGTGGGTGATTATGTACTTTTAATTTATTACCAGGATTGGTAATGTTAAACCAACTATTGATAAATTTTACTTTTGGAATATCATACTTATTACAATACATTCTAACATATCGTTTTAATATAGTATAGAGTGGTTTCAATTCTGGATACATTAAAATAGGCATTCCAACATTGTAACTTGATCTTCCATCAGTTAAAAGTCCATGAACATCACCTCGATATTGTAATAGTATATCTTTAATAAAATCTAAATTTAAAAATGAAAGATTATATTCCTCTATCATTCAAAAACTCCCTCAGTTCTTGTAATGGTTCATTCCAAGTTCTTGGTTTTTTTTGTTTAAACAAATGGACATTATCACCATACCACCAAGATTTACCATTAGAACTTGTCCACACATAATATTCCATAATAGGAACAAAGACACATACCTCTTTACCAATAGAAGCAGCAATGTGTGCAATAGAAGTACAAGAAGTAATCACCAAATCCATTTGATTTACAATGGAGAAAGTATCAGCAAACTCTCTATCTTTTGAATGAAACTCTTTAATATGGTTTTTACAAGTTTTTGGAACTGGAGTATCATTCATTTGAAGTGAATACAATGAATGTTTTGGATTAGAAATTACATTCCACAAATCAAAGAAATCTACATTTCTAAAATGTGCTTGCTCAAATCCAGAACCAGAGTTCCAAAACATTCCAATTTTATACTTAGTATCTTGTTGAATGTGATAATACTTTCTTTCTTTTTCCGGTAATGGTTTTAGATATGGTTCTCTACCCAAATCTTCTACGGTGATATTCATATAATAAGGAAGTGCAAGAGCATAAACCCACTTAGAATCTTGCGGAAATATAGGATTGTCCCAGACTAATTCAGTTTTAAATCCATTATAGTTAAAGATTTTTTGTAAGTCTTTCCTTGTTGTAGTCCAAATTGGATTCATTCCAAGTTTCTTAAGATGTTTCATAAATCTTACATGTATAATCTCATCTCCAGCACCACACTGGCTGTCAATGATAATTGTTTGTCCAGGAATAATTGTACCGTCCCATTTAGCAAATGAAGGAAGATCTTTATTTTTATATGCTTCAACTTCACCTGCCCTAAGAAAATGTTGAAGTCCTGTATAGAGGTCATCTTTTCTAAAATAATACCCAGAAAGATTGTGATATGCTTTTCTTTCTATTTCCTCTGGTAATTTTTTTTGTATTAAATTGAAAAGTAATTTTTCTGATTTGTCTTTTTGTCCTAATGCAGAATATGCAAAAGTTTCCTCCAAAAGAAGTTCTGTATCTTGTGGATTCAATGATTTAATTTTTGATATTTGAGTGATTGATTTTTCTGGAAAATTGTTTTGATTATATGCATTAATCAAGTTTTTCGCTGTTATATATTTTTCATCTTTTGTCTGTGCAAGTTTAAGTGCTTTTTCTCCACATTCGATGGCATTCGAAAAGTGTTTTATTTCAAAAAAAATTTTTGCCACATCATCATATTGTTGAAATGTTTTTGCTCTATTTTTAAATGCTTCAAGTAATTTTATAGTAAGATCTTTTTCTTCAAAAGAATATAAAGTTTTTGCTACCAACTCAAGGGGGTTCATGTAAATATATTATATGTTTACATAATTATGTAGTTATTCCAGCAATAACATTCCTACCACTACTTATATCAATCCATTTAGTTCCTCCGAGAAATGTAGTAATTGGAGTAGGTCTGATTACATTATCATTGGCACCTAAAATGCCATTTGTTCCCCAATTCCATAAAGTTCCATCAGTTTTAATAGCTGCTACACCTGATCCACCTTTACTATTGATTATACTCCAGTTGTTCCCATCAATTTGATATTGATTAACAACAACCGTTTTGATTCCCAAGGACATATCAAATAGTCCTTTTCTCCAATCTCTCCCCCAAAGAAAAATTTGTTTATTTACTCCATCATCTTGCAATGCTATTACATTGTTATACCCACAACAAACTTGTTTCCAATTGGTTCCTCCAGCAAATGTAGTTATTGGAGTAGATATGGTATTATTATTGCCATTTCCGATTGCACCATAAGACGAATATCCCCAAGTCCATAAGGTTCCATCAGTCTTGACTGCTGCCGTAAAATCATTTCCACAACAAACTTGTTTCCAGTCGGTTCCTCCAGCAAATGTGGTTATTGGAGTGGACACATTTGAAAAAGTTGTAACTCCATTTCCCAATCTACCCCTAGAAGCATATCCCCAAGTCCATAAGGTTCCATCAGTCTTGATTGCTGCAGTATGTTGATTCCCACAAGAAACTTGTTTCCAGTCGGTTCCTCCGGCAAATGTGGTTACTGGAGTAGATCTATTAATCGATGTGACACTATTTCCTAATCTACCATTACTTGCGGATCCCCACATCCATAAAGTTCCATCGGTCTTGATTGCTGCAGCATATACACCCGAACTAGAAACTTGATTCCAGTTGGTTCCTCCGGCAAATGTGGTTACTGGAGTAGATATATTGCCCGTTACAAGTCGATTTGCTAATGCCCCAGATCCTGAAGATCCCCAAGTCCATAAAGTTCCATCAGTCTTGATTGCTGCAGTAAATCCATTCCCACAAGAAACTTGTTTCCAGTTGGTGCCTCCAGCAAATGTGGTTATTGGAGTAGATACAAGACCACTTGTAAGTCTATTTCCTAATTTTCCACTGCCAAGATCTCCCCAAGTCCATAAAGTTCCATCAGTCTTGATTGCTGCACAATGTCTAGTTGCACTAGATCCACCAGAAACTTCTTTCCAGTCGGTACCTCCAGCAAATGTGGTTATTGGAGTATTTACAGCAGAAATTGTTCCATTACCTATTTGTCCTCTACCATTATATCCCCAAGTCCATAAAGTTCCGTCAGTTTTTATTGCACCAGATGTTCCTGTGGTAAAAATAGTATAAAGATCAGAAGGATCTGTTGTTGCAGTATCTGCCCAATTTGTTCCTCCAGCAAATGTAGTTACTGGAGTATCTCTATAACGAAGTCCACTTTTGGTTCCGAGTAGGTTCACTAAAGATCCCCAAGTCCATAAAGTTCCATCAGTTTTAATTGCAGTAACAATATTATCACTTTGCCCACCACAACTCACTTGTTTCCAGTTGGTTCCTCCAGCAAATGTAGTTATTGGAGTGCTAATTTGAAATGGAGCATCTGCAAGGTCATTTGTGGGAGGAATTCCTAGTATATCACCACGAGTACCTCCCCAAATCCATAAAGTTCCATCGGTCTTGGTTGCTGCAATAGCATTATTTCCACAAGAGACTTGTTTCCAGTTGGTTCCTCCAGCAAACGTAGTTATTGGAGTAAATCTATTATTCAAGTCACCAGAACCAAGTTGTGCCTGATTATTTCTTCCCCAAACCCATAGTGTTCCATCCGTTTTAATTGCCGCACTATGAGAAAAAATTGAAGCATCTGCTTGATCCCAATTTGTTCCGGAAAGAACAAATTGAGCAATATTATTAATTCCTAATTGTTGTTCATTATTTCTTCCCCAAAGAAAAATTTGTTTATTTACACCATCGTCTTGTAATGCTATTACATGTCTGTCCCCACAACAAACTTGTTTCCAATTGGTTCCTCCAGCAAATGTAGTTATTGGAGTAGATATTCCTCCATTAGAATTTATATTATTACCTAATCTCCCATAAGACGAATATCCCCAAGTCCATAAAGTTCCATCGGTCTTGATTGCTGCAGTATGTTGATTCCCACAAGAAACTTGTTTCCAGTCGGTTCCTCCAGCAAATGTGGTTATTGGAGTGGACACATTTGAAAAAGTTGCAACTCCATTTCCTAATCTACCATTATTTTCGAATCCCCACATCCATAAAGTTCCATCGGTCTTGATTGCTGCAGTATGACTGTATCCACAAGAAACTTGTTTCCAGTCGGTTCCTCCAGCAAATGTGGTTATTGGAGTAGATCTATCAATCGATGTGGCACTATTTCCTAATCTTCCATTGCTACTATATCCCCAAGTCCATAAAGTTCCATCGGTCTTAACTGCTGCAGTGTGTCCTCTCCCACAAGAAACTTGTTTCCAGTCGGTACCTCCGGCAAATGTGGTTATTGGAGTAGAGACACTAAGTCCAAAGGATACAACTCGATTTCCTAATTTTCCACCTGATGGTTCTCCCCAAGTCCATAAGGTTCCATCGGTTTTAATTGCTACACTAAATGTATTTGAACAACAAACTTGTTTCCAGTTGGTGCCTCCAGCAAATGTGGTTACTGGAGTGGATATCGATGTAGATGTAATTGCATTTCCCATTTTTCCTGAAATTGGACTTCCCCAAATCCATAAAGTTCCATCAGTCTTGATTGCTGCAGTATGTTGATTCCCACAAAAAACTTGTTTCCAGTCGGTTCCTCCGGCAAATGTGGTTACTGGAGTTTGTGCGCCAAGTACTCCCGTAGTAACAACAGCAGTTCCTTGTGCGTTTCCAACATTTCTATCAGAATTACTACCCCATCCCCATAAAGTTCCATCACTCTTGATTGCAAAAGTATTAGATGTGGTTGAAGCAGATATGCCAATAGTATAAAGATCAGAAGGATCTGTTGTTGCAGTATCTGCCCAATTTGTTCCTCCAGCAAATGTAGTTACTGGCGTTAATCTAAATTCAAGTGCATCTATTGTTCCCAATTGTCCGTCGTTAGGATGTCCCCAAGTCCATAAGGTTCCATCGGTCTTGATTGCTAAAGTATGTCTGTACCCACAAGAAACTTGTTTCCAGTTGGTGCCTCCAGCAAATGTGGTTATTGGAGTACTAACAGTTACACCTCCATTTATATATAAATTTTGCCCCAATCTATTATCTGGAGAAAATTGACTTCCCCAAGTCCATAAAGTTCCATCATTTTTAATTGCTGCAGTATGACTGTCTCCACAAGAAATTTGTTTCCAGGTGGTTCCTCCAGCAAAAGTTGTTACTGGAGTACTTGCACCAGTGCCACCGGTTCCTATTCCATACCCCGATCCCCAAAGATATAACAGATAAGGAATTGCTACTACAGAATTATAAAAAAGAGCTTGAATTATAGGCATATTAAGTTAAACCCCCCCCTAATGTAACAAAAGTATTTGAACCAACACAGAGAATCGTACACAATCCTCTTTGTGCAAGAGTTCTATTTCCTGTGGTTGAAGTCCCAGCAAGATACATAGTGACTGAGGTTGCAGTTATTGTTTGATCACTAGATGAATCATTATATATAGAAATTACATCACCAGCACTAAAAACTGAACTTGGAACAATCACACCTCCTGTCGTAATTGATATGTGTTTACCAACATCCGATAGTTGAAGAGTATATCCGGAAGTTTTGGAATTTTGTGGGATTGTAGCATCAAGCGGAGTAGTCCAACTAACTCCAGCACCAGTAGAAGTTAAAACACTACCAGCAGCACCTACATTATTATAAACGTCATATAATCCATTTCTTACTCTTATATTTCCAACAACGTCTAATTTTTGTGTTGGATTTGCGGTTCCAACTCCAATATTTCCACCATAAGGTCCAAGTTCAATTGTTCCATCAGCGTCAACATCAATACTTGGAATACCTGAAACATCATTGACAGAAAAAATAGATCCAGAAGTAAGATTGTTTGTAACAGAAAACAATTGTCCGGCAGATCCTTCAAAACTTACAGTTCCATTATTCGTTGGATATGCCTTTACAGTAATTGTCGATGGACCTACAGAAGAACTGGCACCTTTAAATTCAATTTTAGGATCATCACTTGACGACCCCTTATTAGGAGTTATAAGAATATCCTTATCAGAATTTGCCATTCTTCTATACTATTTTTTAGATATTTATATTCCAAAACGACCACGGAGGGCATTGAAGTTTTGTTGGATTTCTGCTGCTGTGAGTGCTCTGTTGTATATTTTAACAGATGAAATATTACCATTAAATGTACTACCTCCTTGATATACACTTCCATAAAATCTTTGACCTATTGTTATGCGGTCAAAATAAGTTATTGTACCAGAATAGGAAGCAGTATAATCTTCAACTCCATTTACATATATTTTATAATTATCATTTACAGAATCTACAACTAAAGCAACATAAGTCCATACTCCAAATGGAATTGAAGATGTCATTATATCTCTATTATAAAATCCACCATATGCTCTACTAATTTCCAAATTCATAACACTGAAGTTTGAAGTTGCATCCGGTCCCAAATCCCAATTTAATCCATATTCATAGTCATTATTTGTACCTAATGTAGTACTAATAATTGCATTATATTCGCCATCATTATTTGATGGTTTAATAAATGAATCTATAGAAAAACTTGTATAGGACAATCCAGTTCCAGTTATTTCCACCCTTTCATTATTACTGTCAAATACCATAGTACCACCATAAGAACTGTCATAAGTGGCACCATTAATGGTTCCATTATTACCTTGCCCACTCAAATCAGTCCAAGTGGTTCCAGAACCAGGATAAGAAAGACTATCTGCAGCATCTAGACATAATACTAATCCATCAGTAATTAATTTTGGACCATATCCTATAGACATTAGATTCCAAACCTCCCTCTCGATGCATTAAAGTTTTGTTGGACTTCTGATGCTGTGAGTGCTCTGTTGTAGATTTGAACTTGTGCTATGTTTGCGTTTAAATAAGCATTGGAACCACCGGTATGTCTATATCCTATAAGACTTTTAGAAGAAAAATTATAATTTAAAGCATTAAAAGAAGTTAGAGTTAATATCAAATTACCATTTCTATACATTTTATAATTTAAATTTTCATAAGTTGCGACTATATTAACCCAAACAGAAGTAGATGTTTCTTTTACATTTGACCAACCAGTTCTTGTAAAACCATTAGACCCAAATCCCCATCCTTGGTCTGTTTCATTATAAACAATAGCATCAAATGTTATACCATCATCACTTTGTAAATTAATTAGTCCTCCTCCTTGTTGTGTGGTTGAACCAAGTTTTACCCAACCAGAAAGTGTTTTATTAGTTATATTTGGAATAAAAGATAAACTTTGAATATATTCATTACTCCCATCAAAACTTACACTTCCACCAAAAGCACTTGAATATACTGGTGAGTTTGCAGTAGTCCCAAAGTTATTATTCCCAGAGAAATCAGCAAGTCCAAGAATCGTAGAGTTATTCGTTGCGACTAATGGAGTAAATGAAGTGGTTTCTACTGTGGTAAATGTATGAATCGTGTATCCACCTGAAGATGTTACTGTACCACCTATTGCTCTTTGGGGTCCTGGATATCTTACTATTACGATTCCTGAACCACCTGCACCTGCATTAGAACCAAATCCACCTCCACCACCTCCACCAGTATTTGCAGTTCCATTACTAGGTCCTGTTGCCCCACCACCAGCACCACCGCCAC